ACTAAATTTTGACCTTCAAATCTTTGTGTTATGTGAAGATAGCCACCACTTCCTGTTGATGTGCAATCCATTTTTAAAGACTTTCCAAAACCTTGACCAGTTGGAACATCTGTTGATTGAGATTGTGTCCAAGTTCCATTACTTCCTAGTTCAGTAACAAATCTATCTATTGTTTTATATGTGCTACTTGAAGTAAGAGAAGAAACCGAAGTCGATCTTTGAGCAATGCTCATATCTCCATTGATGATGATGTTTCTGAAGTTGATATTATCAGCAATCAAACTTTGAGGCATTTGATTCTCTACCATGTTTGCTAAATCTATTTTACTTAATGCCATAATCTATGCTCCTATAATTTTGTATGCTCCAAAATATGTTCTTTTTGATCCTGATTTAATATCTCTACTTCCACCACTTGTTCTTTCAATGTATGCAAAAATTTCTACATAATCAGTTGCGCTTAAATTCATAGTAGCATCAATAGGTAAATTACAAGAAATCATAGCAGTTGTATTTGGATCAAGAATTGTGCTTCTGTATAAAGTTCCATTTAAATATATACTAGTAATACCTAAATTCAATTCATGTCCACCGGTTGTTTGAAGACACAAATTACCATATATATAATACTTACCTTCAACTGCTGGAGTAAACCTGTAATTAGTTGAGTTATCATAAGTTGAATCTGTATCAAAAGTTTCTGTATTAAATTGTACTTTAGTATATGTTGCATCAGAAATCCCAGTTTGATCAGAACCTAAATATGCTTCAAAAGCTGGAGTGCTTTTAATTCCACTTGCATTAGGAGTCACAACACCTGAACCATCAGACGTTAAAATGCTGTTACCGCCAAAGTCCTGTAGTTGATTTGCTTTTATAATTGATGCCATAATTTTCCTATATTATTAATTTTTCTCCTGCAAAAAATGCAAAATTATTTGTTGTGAATACAGTGCTATCACCAGACCCAACATCAGCATAACCTATAATTGAAAAATAATCTGATGTTCCATTAGCCTCTACTATTGCTGATAAATAAAGTCCTTGTCTTTCAACTCCATTAGAGGCTGGAGTTTTATGCCAATAAAATTGATATAATCCACCAGATGTATTTCCGTTTTTTACTATTCTTCCTAAAACAAGGTGGAGATCATTTTCAGTAGAATCTATAGCAAAAAAAGAAGTTAATTTATATTTACCAGCTACATTAGGTGCAAAAGAATAAGCTGGTGTAGAAATTCCATTTAAAGTTACAGTTCCAGAAGTATCGTTATAACAACCTCCTTCATCAAATCCTATAATTGAACCATCGCTACCACTATCATTATTAAATGCTAGTGTGGTATAAGTAGAATCATTTACTGCAAGAGTACCAGAGGCATAGGCTTGAAAACATGGTTTGTTAGTTCCACCAACCCCTGTCTGTGTTGCACTAGACATGTTAACAGTTACACCCGATGGTACTGTGATCGTATCTCCAGAACTACCCAGGGTTACTGTGCCGTTGTTAGCGATTGGTTCTATATTTGTTGTTTTAATTGTTCCCATAATTTATCCTAGCTTGATACCTTAAATGCTTGAAACCAATTATCCATATCAATGTTTCTTACATCTTTGTTACTACCTGAATTTTGATAACAATATATTTCATAATAGTCGTTATTATCAGATAAATCCATTGTTGAAATTGTAATTGAGTCAGCATATGTGTGTCTGATTTGCATGCCTGCAAAAGCAGAACCATTTTTATAAATTCTTAACATAAATTTATTCCAATCTGATACATCAGCTGATGTTAGTTGTGCATTTATTGAAAAATAACCAGCCACTGCTGGTGTAAATCTATAATTTGATGTATCGTAAGTAGATTGAGGATCAAATGTTTCTGCACCATATGCTACTTTAGTCCAAGTATTGTTTGGAATTGTTTGATCTGAACTTGCTATATAAGCTCTAAAAAGAGGAGTATTACTTTCTCCAAAACCTGTTGCTGTTCCACTGTTTGTAATAGTAGCACCAGATGGAATAGTAATAGTATCTCCTGAAGAGCCTATCTCTAAACTAGTTCCTGATTGTGGGTCTACTTTATCTACAAATAATGTTGCCATATTATACTACCGTTAGTGTTCCATTCACCGTGACTGTTGCTGTAAAAGATACTGGACCACATAACATCATGTTGTCCGTTGCAGCAACTGTAATTGATTCTGAAACTGTTGCTAGATTTTTATATCCACCGTTTATTGCAGAAATCATTCCTGCTTGAATGCTGTTTGCTCCTGGTTCAACATTACCGACTGACTTACCTTGGAACACTACATAGATATTTCCAGTTCCTGTTGGAGGGGCCGCTGTAAAAGCTAAAGTTGTACCACCAGATATTGAATAAGCTGAAAATGGATCTTGTCTAACGTTTCCAACAAAAACTTCTACTTCTGCAGTGTTGGCCACACTTTGTGAAAGTGTAAAATTTGTTTGTGAATTATCACCGTTGAACTGTTGAGAGTTCATGGTGTTTAAATTTTGTTTCGGTGCATTTCCTACGTACGCCATGATTACTCCTATGAACTTATTGCATCAACTGTAGACATCCAGACACTTAATGAACTTGCAGTATCTGATTGTGCCTTAACTACGTCTCCGTTTTGCATTACTAATTTACTTCCCCCGTCTATAAGCTCGAGCGATCCGCCCGCAACTATCGGCGCATTTTTGATTATGTAGTGATCTTGAGAACCACCTGTTACTGAAGATGTTATAAATACGTCTGCATTTATTGTTGATGTTGTTATATTTGCAAGACGAATAGAAATTATAGCATCGTTAGAATTACTAGTATGAATAGTGACTGCTGATGTTCCTACGTCTTGATCTCCGAATCTCTTAAAATCTTGTGCCATAATTTATCCCTTATACTATAACGCGATTGCCATTGCAACGGCAAAACCCGCTGAAGCTCCCGCTGTTCCACTAGACGCTGCTGTTACTCTTCCTTTAGCATCCACTGTGATTGATGAATTTGTATAACTAGCTGCTGATACTCCAGAGTTAGCTAGTGTTAATGCTCCGCCAGATGCGATTGTTGCATCACCTGACATATCAACTTCTTCAAAAGATGTACCATCTGCAACTAATATTTTGTTAGCCGTATTTGTTGGTAATTTTAATTTAGATCCAACAGTCACATCTCCTATTGTAACTAGATTAGAATTAACTTTATTACCTATACTTGTAACATGATTACCCATGTAACCGTGTGATGAACACTGATAATATAGAATATTTGGCGTTGTCTCATCTACTGCAATCTGTGTATATGCACCAGATGATCCAGGTGCTGGTGAACTTCCTGTATTGGTTACACCTGTCGTGTACTCTGTAGTTTTAGCAGAATCTAGATAAAATCTTAGAGGGTGTCCACTATTTGATGAATCCGATTGATCAAATCTATAATACTGAGCGTAAGCAGAGTTTGATGCATCCACACCGGTTAATCTCAAAGCAGGTGACTCTAGTCCATTTAAATAATATGCATTACCAGAACCCACACCTTGATATGGATGATTACCAGATTTACTAGCAACTTTAACTGTTATTGTTTTTGGCGCTGATGAAGAGGCATTCTCTTCTGGAAATGGTAAACCTATCTTTGCACCAGGCACAGTACAGAAAACTTCTGTTGCACCTTGGAAATTTTCAGCAGCATCACTATTAGAACTGGAGATAATATAAGTTCTAGCGAGTGTGCTTGCTCCTCCGTTTAGAGTTCCAAAACCAACTTCAAATCTTGCTGTTCCTGTTTCAAAGATACAGTAATAAGTGGTATTGCCTCCACCGATACCAGCAGCAAAAGTTTCAAAACCTGTTACTGCTCCACCAAGTGTAAACGTACCTGTTCCAGTAGTTGCACTGGACTCTTTTACTCTATCGTTTAATTTAAACGCCATTTAAAACCTTACGATGTTAAACTGATAATAGCATTACTCGCTGTGCTTGGATCAGGAAACGAAATAGTGAAGTCACCATTCGTTGCTGTCTTTGCTCCGCCAAAATCTAAAACTACAACTAACTTATCGCCTTTGTCATCATTATATATCGCTGCATAATTTGCAGTGAAACTTGCAGCTCCAGTTGTTGCTGCACCCCAAGTCACATCTGCAAAATCCACAGATGAAGTAGCTGTTGTAGCTACAACTGCCTGACTGGCTAAAGTTTTTCTACTGTAGTTAGAACTACCTGCTGAAGAAACTTCATCGTTAGTTTGTACAACTGTAGTAGATGTTGTGTAAGTAGCTGAAATTGTTCCGTTGTATAATGCTATTTTAAAAGTGTCTCCTCCGTTTGCAAAATTATGCGTTCCTGAAAGAAGTTCACCTTTAAAAGAAAACGGTACTACGTTTGCCATATTTTATCTCCTTAATATTATGGTGATGGTGATTTTAATGAAGTACGAATAACACCATCTTGATATTCGTCTCGGCGTCTACGACCTTGTTGTTCGATCGCGTACGATTGAAGAGCTTTTTGATAAGCCTGCGTGTAGTATTGTAACATATCTGCAGGTCCTTTCAAGTATCCATATGCTTCTACCAGACATCCATATAAAAGTAAATCCTGATATTTATTAGATACATAAGTACCACTCGTGCTTGGTGGAGTGGCTCCTGTTGTTACCGTAATACTATCCGGTTGTTTTGTATAAGCTAAAGTAATCTCAAAAGTAGCATTTGGCGTAGGGGCAACCACCCAAAAACTAGCATCCCAATTAGCATAATATTTAGGAAAACCAGACTGAGTGTTTGGGGTATCATAAAAAGTTGCCATATAACTTGTATCTTTTTTTTCTAAATATACTTGATTTCCAGAACTATCTTTTAATTGAACATATCTAATGAATCTTAAATCTGATGGAATAGTTACATATCTATTACCTGAAACTAGGTTTGATGTAGCGTAAAATCTATTATCGTCAGAATCAGCTTCTCTGTAAATTTTATTTTCTGTATTTTTAATGATGGTGTCTAATACTGTATTAGATAAAACACCATCATCAACTTCTGTATAATTTCTAACATCTGTTCTTAGATTGTCTAAAGTATATGCCATTACTTAACTATCTCCTGACAAAGAGGACAAGATTTTCTAAATCTTGTATGTCCTGAACAATGTTGTGGTTTTACTTCCTCATATAAGACCAGGTGTGGGTCTTTTTCTTCTTTGGGTGTAAACCAATTTTTTATAATATTTATAATTTTTTTAATCATGGCGTTACTGTTACAGGTCCTGCTGATACAGAACCGCCTCCTCCTGTTTCACTTATACTAGATGTTGTAGCTGTTGCAAAGGTATAATTATCTGTATCTACTTTGGTAATTGTATATCCTGCAGCTAGATTTATAGTCGCTGCTGCAACGCCTCCGACAACACCTGAGTCTCTAAAACAAACAGTATCTCCTGTTGATCTACCATGATCAGGTTCATTTACACTTATTGTTGTGGAACCACTAGTTGTCGTAAATGGATTTAATGGTAATAATCTAGGAACAGCTGTCTCTGTTCTATCAGTTCTTGTATTTAATAAGGATATACCATCAGCACCGTTTGGTTTAGGTTCAAGTTGTGGTTGTTTAGGTTCATACTCCGTAAAATGAACAAAAGAACCATTCCATTCTTTAACCATTTCTCTATATGGAAACTCCATACCAGATCTATCTGATATTGCTTTTGCATATTTACCTGTTGCGTATCTTGACATTATGTTCCTGGGTAATAAGCTTTTGGTGTAATATATGTACTTGAAGCTGAACCATCTTCTTGTAACGCTCTTTGAAATTCATCTTCATATAATAATTTCATTTGTTGTGTTAATTGTGTGTTGTATTTCATTGATAGATAATATGCTAAACCCGAAACCATACATGGTACGAACCTAAATGGTAAATCTGTTGCATTTGTATATGCTCCTATATCTTGAATTCTTTTTATAAAATAAAAATGCATATCTTTTGATGCACTAGTTGAATCAGGAGTTGGATAGACACTGACACTTACATGATCAATAAATCTTTGTACCCAATATTGATTAGGAGTACCTTTAGATAATTTATTTGAAAAACCTGCGTAAGTAGATCTATCAACTTTTGTCATCGGACTATCTGATTGATCAGTTTGAGTTCTATTAGTTCTTAATTGTGCTTCAAGAACATCTGATATCCCATGAACATTTGCTGGTATACTAGTAGCATTTGTACCATCTCCAGCTGATCTAAAAAATTTATATTCAGCTTGTCCTTCTATTAAATCTAAATCTAACTCTCCTACTTCCCAATAATGAATACCTCTGTTACCCCATTCTTGAAGCATTATATTCAATGATCTTCTTGAAGTTTTTAAGTGGTAACCTGTAACGTCTTGAATACCAAGACGTTCAAAAGCTTCTTCTATTATCTCATCGATAGAAAAAGTTTTATCGAATGTAGTTGTACCCGAGGTAGTGTTAGCCATTTAACCTCCTAGCCAGTATAACCAAGTGTAACAGATCCTGTTCCAGATATTGTTGCATGAATAGTGTCATCAAATCTGATACCGCTACCAGGAACATAGATATCTAATCCTTCTGTTCCAAAGTGTGCGATAAATAATAAATCACCAGAATTATCTGAACTATTTCTTAATTCAAGTTGTCCACTCGCGTGTCCTTTTGCTTGAATGTAAGTTATTCTTGAAGGACCGATATTTGTAGATCCTCCACCAATAGTTTTAACCTGTCCAGTAGAAGTTATCCTCGTAAATCGTTGGTCTGAACTCATATTTTTCTCCGTTAAAATTTATGTGGGGCCGAAGCCCCACACTAATTATTTATTACGCTATTGTTGCACCTTGCACTGAAGTTGCAATCCAACCAATAGTACTATTCCAAACTAGAGTAGCTGACTCTCCTACTGCATCGAAAGTAATTGTGCTTCCGTTTGCAAAATTAGCTGGAGTTAAAGTCCCATCTCCACCATCAACAATCATGTTAACGATTTTAATTTGTCCTGAAGTTGTACCATCAGCTAAAGTCAATGCATTAGCTCCAGTAGTAGTTAATTCAGTTACCAAATTATCTAGGTCTACTGCACCTGCTCCTGATAAAGATTGAACACCACCTCTAATAGCTTTTCCGTAAGCTGCATTAGATGTGATAGCACCTGTAGTTGCGTTTTTTGTTATGTCTTCAAAACCGTTTTCTGATCGTACCGGTCCCGAAAATGTAGTATTTGCCATAATTTTATCCTCCTAGTTTCCGAACATAGTCTCTAGGCCGTCGACTATACGCGTCTATGTTCTAATTAATTGTATAGTAACAAAACTATATACTAGTTTTGAGTAGAGCGCAAGAGAGCCTGTAATGTGAATTGAATTTATTCAACGATGTAGCTTTTTTATTAAGTAGCTACTGAAACTTGTGGAG